GGTGAAGCTGATGGAGGAGTCGGACGCGATGCCGACTATGTCACACCGCAACGCGGTCCCGTTCGTAACGTTCGCGCCCGTTGCGGTCGTCAGTCCGTTGATGCGGATCGATTTCCCGGACAGATAGACGTTCTTGCCATCGGCCAATGTGATTTGATTGGACGAGGTGGTTTCGATAGAAAGTTTTTCGGTGCTGAAGGCTGCAAACGGCACCGTGCCGGGAGCGGCCGCTGAGCGAATGAGTGAGTTGTTGATCGTAGCAGCCGTAGTGGCAGTCGCCGTCAGCGGGCTGAACCAAGTCGCCGTCGCCGCACTGTTGGTCAGTGTAACTTGCCGAACTTCACCCGAGGAGAACTTAACCGAGTAGTTGCCCGTCGTTCCAGTCCAGTTCGCGGCGAGGGTGCCGGAGACCTCGCGACCGAGGCCATTGAAGCTCGCATTGAAGGTGAGCGCTGCGCCCGTTTGCCCCACCATCCAAACCTGAGCATCCAACGACCCGTGATAGACGTTGCACCCTGGACCAATGTCAATCACCGGCCCAGTCGGGGATGCATTCACCATGCATCGGCCCTCCCACCCGCAGCCGTTGAACGAATTCTGGCCAGCGCTAACCTTGAAGGCGATCGCCGTGATGCAAGCGACGCGCCACTCACAGTTATCAGGGAGGCAATACTCGGTGTACTGGCCCGAGAGCTCATTGTGAAATCGAACGCCGATCAGATTGTCACGGAACTCGCAGCGCACGGGCTTGAAGCCAACGACCCCGGCCAACTCGATCGCGATGCTGGACGAGTCGCCAATGAAGCTGATGCCTTGGAAAATGGCCTCTTGCGGAAGGGTGGAGCCGCCGATACACTTGAACGCGATCGCGACCCCAGGGTAACTCCAAATGGTCTTTTTCTTCCCCGCCCCAATGATGCTCGGAGCGGTGGCGGAGGCTGAGGTGGTGCCTATCCCGTAGGTTGTACCGGTCAGCTTGTAGGTGCCGGCGAGTTGGTAACGGGGGATATCGCCGGCACCGTGAGCGAATGCGGCTGAGAGGTTGAATGCGGGGGTGCAATCGGTCGTGTTGTCCGCTAGCGCCCCGAACCACTCGTCATAAACAAACGCATTCTGGGCCGCGCCGGTAAACTTGCCTGAGCCGCCGGCAGTGTTATCGAAAAACTGCCAAGGCGGAACGTTGAGGAAGCCGTTGATGGTGATGATGGCGGAGATGCCACGCTTCAGCATCCCCCCGTTCACCGACACCAAGCTGACCGTCTTCGGAAACGTCACGTTCGCGTTTAGCAGCATTACGCCCCGGATCACAATCGTGGCGCGAGTCGATCCCAACGCGCTCAAGTATGCAATTACAACCGCAGAGTCGTCCGTGAAGTTGTCTTGCTTCGTGCCCGGAATTGTGCTGTACAGCTCCGCGTTCATTACATTTTGGTCGTCAAGGCACTGCTTGATCTTGTGCCCGATAACGTAGGGGGTGTCCCCGGTGTTATCCCCGACCAATGTCCCAACCGCGAGCGCCGTTCCTTGGATCGCCGGCGTTGCGCCAGTTAGGATCGAAGGCGAGGGCGAAAAGTTATTTCGCCCCGCATCGTCAAGTTGAATCTGCATCGCGAGCGACTACTCGCCGGCCTTGCCTTCGGCTTTCTTCTCGGCTTTCGCCGCGGCCCAATCGTCCAGCGCGGACTGCACATCCGCCCGGGCAGATTCCGCCAGATCGAAGTCCGCCAGCCCACACTTCTTCGCCGCGTTGCCCGCGTTCACGAGCATTGTGCCGTACTCAATCGCATCATCAGCATTGATTCGCGCCATGGTCATTTCTCCTTTACAAAAAGGTTTGCCTCAACAACGCCCGCGGCTCAAGGCGCCGGCGGAAAAGTCAACTTCGCCTGCTCCAGCAGCTGCTTCGCTGCAGCCTCGTTGCCTTTGCACTTCGCGGTGCGATCGTCTTGAAGACAGGCCAACTCCGCCTTCTTCACCAAATCATCCGCCGCCTTCGCCTGATCCACGATCATCTGCCCTGCGTCCACGGTCATCGTCCCTTCCCGCACCGCTTTCGTCACCCGGCGGATGATCGAGGCGGCGTGGGTGTGCAGCGGAGCCGCATTCCATTCGAACGACCCGAACACCGCCAGCGTTGCATCCGCATAGAGCCCCACTTCCGCATGAGCGGCGAGGTAGGCGACGTTGGGTGTGCCTTGCTCGGTGGTGGGTTTGTCGTCGTGGCACGAGGCCACAAGGGCCAGCGCCGCGAGCGCTGGGATGAGTCGAAGGATTTTGAATCCCATAAGGGTGTACTCCCGTGCCTGATTGACAGATCAGGCCGTTGCCGAGGTTGGCTCATCAAGAGCCTCGGTCAGCTCGCGCATGAACTTGTTCCAATCCGGTGTGCCGTTGTCCCCGATCGTGAACGTGAGAGCACCCGCAGCGAACGAAGGCGCTGCGTCTCCGTTGTTCACGGTCTTCGGGGTCGTGAGCGGCGCGTAGTAAAGCAAGTTACCGCCCGAGCTTGCATCGAACACGCAAAACCCGACAATGCTCCCCCAGTTGGCCGTTGGGGAAGGGAAGGTGATGGCGTTGTTGTTGGAGGTCGTGCCGCTCGAACCCGAGCTGTTGGACGAAGCGGCAGTGGTGCCCGCGCCTTGCGTGCCGGACCAATTGGCCAGGGCCGATACAACAGTCTGCCGTGCATATGCGCCGCCCGACACTTCCGTGCCGCATGCCTGCGCGGATCCCGCGGTCGTGTCCAGGGCAATGTACGTATTGGCGGGGGTGAGCGCGGTCTGGGCGCGGAACACTTGGTCCACGACCTTGTTCTGCCAGAAGTTGCTTGTTGCGGCACCGAACGCGACCGTGGCCATGAGCGCGAGCAGCGCTCCGGAAATGAGACGATTGAATGGCTTCATCGATTGAACTCCTCGTTGGATGTAAACAAACTCAAAACCCTTTCCTATTGCCCAGCGCGAGCGCCGTCCCGTACGTGAAGTCGTCTAGGCAGTCGTCCGGGTCTGTGTCCTTCGTGTCGGGGGAGAAACGCAAGATCTGCCCCAGTGCATGGTTCTTGGTGACGCCTTTGAACGTACAAACTCGTTGCCAAGCGCGCAGCGTCCACTTCACCATCCCCGCGTGCACGTAACCGGCGACGTTGATCGCCTTGCCTTTCTTGCCTTGCGCGGTGAGGTCGGCGGGGATCGCATGCGCTTTCCAATCGGGGTGCGCCTCGATCCAGGTGTGGTGCTGCGTTTGCTGCAGTAGTACGGTGCCCGAGGACTTGTCCTCGATGAAGACGCCGATGAATCCCATGCGCGCCTTGCAGTCCTTGGCCAGCTCCTCGCCGCGCACAAACACAGACGGCAGCCAATCGTTTAAGAACGCACCCTTAATCTGCGTGAGGTCCCAGTCCAGCACCGCGAGCGGCGGGTTAATGGGGATGTTGAGTTTGCTCCGGGCGAACCACATCGTCCCCAACCCGTCGTGCGGCTTCCCGTCCTTCATCGCGGAATCAATGATCGCGTACACGTAATCGACTAGCTGCGGGTCAGCGATCGGCTTGCCGTTAACGAGCATGTCTTCTTGCGCGAAGAAGGCGCCTTCCACCGGGCGGGGGCGCTGCTGGCACAACGAGTTCCAAGAGCGTATGTCCGGCTCAAACTGCTGCCAATGCCTCGGATCGAACCACTCGGGCCAAAAATACTCTCCAATAGCGCGGCCCAACGGATCGGTGGTGGTCTCGCATTTCGCCTGCAAGCACAGCACCTCCCAATCGAGACCATCGTGCTTGCCTACAAACATGCCGGAATCGCCTGCCCAGCCGTCCGGGAGAATGTGCCCCGCAGGGTCTTCCTCGTCCCAGTGCGTCATGATCAGCACAATCGGCCCACCGGGCACGAGGCGCGTCATGAAGTTGTCTTTGAACTCGTCCCAGGTTGTCGTGCGCACGGTATCGGAGCTGGCTTCCGTGCGACCCTTAATAGGGTCATCCACAATGCCCGCATCCAATCGATTGCCCGGGAAAGCGCCGCCGAGCGAGGCTGCCATGTATTCCGACCCATTGGTGAGTTGGAATTGGTTGCCCGCGCGCGAGTCACGCGACAACTCCGTGTTGAAGATCGACTTGTAACGCGGCTGTTGAATTACGGAGCGCGTCTTGCGCCCCATCTTCAACGCGAGGTCGTCTCCATAACTTCCGAGCCCGAGCCGAAAGCCCGGGTGTGCGCCTAAGTGATGCGAGGGGAAAACGACGGAGGCGTTCGTTGTCTTTCCTCCGCCCGGCGGCATCATCAGCAACAGCCTCCCATACCGCCGCGCGAACGTTCGCGTCATCGCCTGCAGCACCAGCACCATGTGCCGCGCGAGGTGCGTCTCGACCGGGTAAAACAACTCGCATTCCGGATCGTCCGACACGGGGCGCCCGGGCACATCGATCACGCCCGCGTAAGTCACGACATCGTATCGCGCTCGCCGGCGGTTCAACAGGTGTTGGGCCGCTTGCTCCGGGGATAAAGGCGCCGCGATCGCGTTATCGGGAAGGATCAGCGCATGAGGCGCAGTGGCCATGGGTGGAGGCTC